GTTCCTTCCCGCCGCGCCGGAAGGAACGAAACTCATCATGCCCAGACCGGCAAGCACGTCGCTCACCGGGGTTTCAGCGGTAGACGTGGGTACGATTGGCACGTACGGCGTATCCACCAACACAGAGAGATCGCCGGGCTTGCCAGCAGCAGTAAGGCGCTTCACGCTGTGATAGCTGTTGGCATCCACCACGTTCGTATCGTAGACACGGGTGGCCGGCTTGCTTGCGGTGTAGCGGACGACTTCCTGGCCGTAGAAATTCCGCAGCAGGGCATTCACCAGCTCAATGACCAGAACGTCCCGCTCGAAAGCCCCCTGATCGTCCGTGAAGGTTCGGGTCGTGCGCGAGAGCACCGACTTCACCCGCACGTACTGCTCGCCCTCATCATGCCCCGAGCTGGCGGGCGTCAGCAGCGACAGGTTGTCATTGATGTCAGGGCTTGGCGCATCTGCGGTCGTGTACACCAGCAGCGTCATCTGGCCGATGAAGTGGTTCCCCATCAGAATGAATCGCGACTCGGTTCCACGGGTGATGTAGCTCTCAACCCTGTTCTTGGCGTCCAGGCGCACATCACTGTAGGACCCCGTTGCGAACATGCTCACCGTCACCTTCGGGTCAGACGGCGGCTCAATGAGGACGCCGATAGCATCTTTCAGCACATCAACGTTCGAAGTGTCCACGTGCACAAACATCTTGCGCAGCGTGGCACGGCCGGTAGTCCGCTCCTCATCGCCGATGTCAGGGAAAAGATTGTTCATGGCGCCGTCCTGGACTTCTGCCTGGATCATCCGGCCACCACCGTCCGGATTGTCTGTGAGGCGCTGCGACTGGCGAAGCTTAATGTCGGTTGCGGAAATGGGCATTAGTTACACCGTCATGAGGCGAAGAGTGATTGAGAAAAGGTCCGAGTCCAGCGCGGGAACAGCGAAGCGAGTGGGCTCGACCTCGATAGCTGGCCCGTCGACACGACGCCACCGAACCTGGAAAGTGCGATCGCCGCCGTTATGGGCTGGCATAACCAACTCCAGAGGCGACAGGCGCGCCTCGCCCTCACTGGCCTGAAGTGCGCGGACGGTGGGCAAGGCAACCACACCGACGTACGCAGTGCCGTCGCGGGTTGTTTGAAGCGTGATAGGGCGACCGGCCTGCCGCGCGGACTCCTGCACGATCATTGCCCCATTGAGGCTGTTTCGAACCTGCTGCCCCACCCTCCATGCTGTGAACTCATCGGTCCACTGGAGATCGGCCGGCAGCTCTATCCCGGCGAGCAGAATGCGGGTCATCAGCGCCGCCCCCTGACCGAAACCGAGCGGCTTTTCTGGACAGCGGTCAGCACCATCGGCGTCACCAGGTTTGCGATCCTCTGGGCCTGCTGGAGCTCTTGGGCGGTCGCCCCGGCCACCACTTCTTTGCTGGGCACTTTCCAGTCGATGATCAGCACTTGTTCCTTGTCGGCGCCTGCCTGTATCCGCCCCGCATCGAGCTTCGCCTGAGCATCTGCCTCGGCCTGAGCGGCCCTGCGCCGCTCCTTCATCGCATCGGCAGCCGCACGATCCTGCTCGGCGCGCTTTCTTTGCACCTGGGCTTCCAGCGCCGCGACCTCGGCAACCTCCTGCTTGCCGAGGAAGTCGTACTGATACTCCAATCGGCTCTTTGCCGAGGAGGCAAACTCGTCCTCTGTCTCCGCCAATCCCTGAAGCTCTTTCTTGTACGCCGCCAGCTGCTTGCGCTGGGCGGTGACCTTATTTAGGGCATTCGCAAACTGTTGAAGCGGATTCGGACCACTCAGGTTGCGCATCGCCTTGAGCGCTGCATCGGAAACCTCGCCGATGCTGAACGCCATGCTCTGGGCCGCCTTTCCAGCGCTGCCCATCTGCTGTCCAGACTTCTCCGCTCGATTGCCGAGGTTTTCCATCTGATTGCCGGCTTGGGACGTTTCCTGCGCCAACTGCCCCACGGCCTGCTTACCTTCCTGCGCGCCGGCCTGAACCTGCTGCATTGCAGATTTTCCGCTTCCGCCCATCTCCTTCAGGTGCTGCCCGGTCTGAAGGATCTTCCCCTGCACCTCGAGCTGTGACTCCACCTGGCCCCGGCGCCAGCTATCACTATCGGCCACCGCTGCGCGAGCAGTGCTCGCATAGGCCTCGAATGCTCGGCGGACATCCTCAATGCTGGCCTTGCCCTGCGAAGCGCCCCGTTGGATCGCCTCAAACGCTGCCTTCGCAGAATCACGGGCATTGTTCAGGGATTCTTGCGACTGGATGCCGAGGCGGGCGAACTCATCGGCCAGAGGGTTCACCGATGCCTGGATGTCACGAATTCGGGCGTTGAGTGCCGCTGCAGAACGCGCCGCCGCGTCGAACCCGATTTTGCCCTGCGTTCCCGCTGCTTCGAGCAAGGCGCCCAAGGCCCTCGCCTCGTCCAGCGTAGCGACCTTCCCAAGAGCTGCCTTGAACGCCTCTTCGATCTGAACGCCGGTGGCAACAGCGCTCTCGGTTACGGCACCGAACGCGGCGATCGCGTCCCGGCCGGCTCCGGTGAACTGCACACCCAACCTGGACGCGGAGACGCCCAGCTTCTCCATCGCGGCAAGCAACGTCGTCTGCAGGACTGCGGCTGCATTGGCAGCACTTTGAGGCAGCGCCTCAAATGCCGCCTGGGATGCAGCCTGAAACCTTGCCAACTCCTCACCCGAGAGCCTCCGCAGCGATTCCAGAAGCCCATCCCGAACATTGCGCTCCGCAGCCGCGCCCTGCGACGCTACATAGCCCAGCGCCGTGCCAACGGCGGCCAAGCTACCCGTATCAGCAAAATTGAGCCCCGCCATCATCTTGCTGATCGAATCGGTGGCCAGGCGGGCATTGCTCTGCACACCCTGAAGCTGTTCGACCACCAGCTGTGCCGCGCCCCCGATACCACTCTTCATAGCATCCGCAGCGATGTTCACCGCCTTGGAGAGTCCTGCATACCCCGTAGACACGGCCAGCAGCTGCTGCGTCACAAGGCCGAGTTCCTGCAGTTGAGCGGCCGTAGCAACGCCCGCCTTTTGCTGCATCAGCAAGAATCCCTCTTGGGCAGTCAGGTACTGCTCAAGCCCCGCCAGGCGCTGTGCATAGGCTTCCCGCTCAGCCTGCCCCATTCGCGCGACTTCCTCAGTGGTCTTAACCACCACGTCGCGGTACTCAATGAACGAGACGGCCTGGCGGCGAAGCTCCAATGCGGAGTCCCGAACCTGACTGATGTACGCACGCTGCGCCTCGCCGGCTCGCTTCAGGGCAGGATCGTGCTGCTTCCAGATGTCCTGAGCAACAGTCTTGAGCACGCCAAGGCCGCCCATCGCGGCCTCCAGCCCAAGCACCGATACCGCGATCGGAACCGCCTTCGGTAGGCCCCTGAGCAACAGCCCAAAGCGCCCGATGCCAGAACTGCCGGCGGCGACTGCAGCGTTGTTTGCCAGCTGCGCGCGCGTGGTCGCAAGCAACGCCGCCCTCCACGCGTTCAGCTGAAGCAGCGCGCCTACAACCTTGAACTGGGCGTAGGCCGCAGCCATGAGGCCAATTACACGCGCATGGTCAGCCACCCATCGCGTAGCCCCCTTGACCGCCTCCGCCATCCCGATAATGGCCTGCGACGTCTGCTTGGCCCAGCGGGTAAGGCTCCCATCCTGCGCCAGGCGATCCAGTGTCGCCAGAAGTGTCGTCAGCTGATCCTTGAAGTAGGCAAGCACGCCCTGGTCCGCGACCTCCTGCTTCCAGTCCTTGAAGCGATCGGTGGCCTCCTTCCAGAGGCCCGCGATCGTTCCGACCTTGGCTGCCGCCGCTGCGCCACCGTAGGACTCGGTGAGAAGGTCGAGAATGATGGTCTGCGCCTCTGCAACGCGACCGGTTGCCTCGAGGTTCTTGATCAACTCCTTCTGGCTGTCGGACAGGGTGAAGCCTTGCTTGCTAAGACTCTCCATCGCCTTCGATGGCGTCTGCAGCGCCTTGCCTACGATCTCCGCCGACGACTCCAGTGACAAGCCAAGACGTTGTGCCTGGTCAATGGTGATCTGCATCGCGGCGGGGAACTGATCGCCGACGATGTTGGTATAGGACAACATGCGCACCATCGCGCTGTTAACCTGCCCTCCATCGAAAAGGCCGGTCTGCAGTTGCTTACCCAGCTGCAGCAGCTTCTCAGCAGTGAACTCACTGCTACGGCCAGCCGCCTGGATGGCGGCATCGAGCTGGTTGACCTCCTGCTCCGCGTCACTTCCTTCCTTGATGATCGACTTGATGCCGTCAACCACTCGGTTCAAGCCGACGAACGCGATCGCGCCGGCGGCAAGGCCCTTCAGCTTACCCAGCCAGCCTGCCGCGCCTTCAGTTGCCCCGGCCAGGTTCGCGCTCCCAGCAGCAGCATCGTCAGCACGCTCACGGTAATCCGCCAAGGCCCTCTGCGCTGCGCGGGTCGTCTCCGCTTGCTTGCGCATCGCGGCGTCGCCTTCCGCGAGTTGCTGCGTGCGACGGCGGTTGGCGGTCGCCTCATCGCTGACTGCCTTTGCCTGCGCGCTCAGCGCCGCAGTGGTCCGCGCTGCCTCAGACCGCAGGCGCTGCTGGCTGCCGGCCAGGTCGGCTGTGCTGACCCCCAGCGCCGCCAACTCCGAATCTGCCTTGCTAACTTCGGCCCACTGCTCGTTCAGCGCCCTCTTCAGGCGCTCCCCCTCCTTGCGCAGATCGCGCTGCGACGCCAACACCTCGCGCGACGGCTTCTCCATCTCACCGATGCTGAGGCTCAGCTCAAGCGCTGCCCGCTGGTTGGCGTTGAACTCCCGCTCCAGCTCGCCCAACTGGTCCAGCGTCGCCTCAAATGCGTCGGCCTTTGCCGCCGCCGAGGTCAAGCCCGTCAGGGAATCGAGCAGCTTAGAAGTCTTTCCCGCCGTCTCGACCGAGACATCACCCAGCTCGCCAAATGCCGAGCGCAGGTCATCCACACCTTCGCGCCCCTGGGTTTCAATGACAACCCTGATTGCTTCTTCCAGCCGGTCAGCCATTGCTCTTTCCATTAACGCGCCACTGGCGGCGCAACTCAGTCAGGTACGTGGTGTGAAAACGTTCGATCAAGCGGCGGCGCGCTGCGAGAGCCCGGCTGTTGCCGTCAGCGCCTGAGAGCATCTCGAAGGGGCTTGGGCCCCGAAGAATTCGAACAGGGCCTCGCCCCGCCCGCTTCTGGGTCGCGCGGTCCCAACTTCGCACTCGAATGGCCCTTCGGCCCTTGATTGTGGCGATGAACGCTCCGTCATAAGTTCTGGTCTCGCCGAGACCGATGCTGGCCGTTGCGCCGACCGATCGCCTGCCAGCCCAACGGCCATCGAATTCGAGAAGTGAGATTTGCCGGGTGCTCGCCCAGATCGAAAGGAAGTCGTCCCTGCCGCGCTTGCCCGTTGAGTAGCCGCGCTCACCGGTCTCCACGCGGTACTTCCCCCTCAGCGCGGCCGCGCGGATGTTGTAGGACCCCCGCACCTCTTGCGTGGTCGCAGGGCCTGCCCGTCGCTGCAGACCGATGAAGGCCCTTTGCACTGACAGGTCGTAGCGGTTGAGAACGTCGCCAGCAAGATTGGTCAAGCCATGGAGGCCCTTCGCACGGCGCCCGCTGACGAAAAACTTGAGCAGGTTGTTGTTGCGATTGGACGCCATGGCACCCTTCCTGGTTCGAATCGGGAGGGCGCCGTGCTGGCGCCCTCCTCATGCTGGAGTCAACCCGGCGATCAGCCGGCTACCTGCGCCGCGATCTTGAAGGTGTACAGGTCGCTCTCACCGGCCTGGAAGATCACCGGGCCGGTCAGGGTCACCTGGATGGGCTCATCACTGAACCAGTCCACGTCACCGTCCACGGTCAGGTCGACGTTCGGGATGGTCAGCAGGCCCTCGTCACCGCTGATGCGGTCCTGCATGTCGCCCAGGATCTGGAAGGATTTGCTCGGCGTGGTGCCGCCGCTGATGGCGGTTTCCAGGTACGCGTCGTACTTGTAGTTCGCCACAACGGTATCGCCCGCTTGCAACTGGCCGCCGGACTTCGGAATCAGCAGGCCGTGCGCCGGATCGAGGGTGTAATCGGTGCCCTTGACCAAGTCGACGGCCCCCTTCTTGAAAGTCGGCTCGGTGTCGGCCAGAAGGAAGTTGTGCGGCAGCTTCACCGGCGTGTCCACGCTACCCACGGTCACGGAAACGTCGGTAGCGGTGCCGGCGGCAACCTGGGTGGCCACCAACGTGCCGTACAACATGCGAGCCAGGATGGCCGTCGGCACTTCCAACGCGGTGATCGAAACGCTGGTGACGCCGGGGTTGGAATCCTTGTGGATGATCTGCTGATAGCGCGCGTCACGGCGCTTGCTCTTGATCTCCACCGAGTCACCGGCTTCGTAGCTGAACGTCAGCGACGACTGCTCCAGGGGCTGATTGCCGAACTTGTCGGCAGGCTCAGGGATGACGGGAATCCTGGCGCCGTTCGCGCCGTGCTCCCAGAAGCGCAGATCGCCTGCGAATTTACGGACCTTGGGCTGTGCCATGGTGGTGCTTCTCCTACGGGTTGGGGACGGGCTCAAAGGTCTCGGTCAGACCAGCCCGCGCGGTGATCTGAGCGACGACAGCGGAATGCCCTGCGTCGTCTTCCAGGGATGCCATCTGGGTTTCAAGCAGATCGAAACTGGTAATGCCCTTGGGCAGCGTCTTCACGTTGAACGTGAGCGCCCGAATCAAGTCGTGCCTGGCACGGTGTACAAGCAGCCGCGGATTCGCGAGGTTGCTGGTGCGCGGGACCTCGAACTCGATGGTGATCGCTGCATCCGAGGTAACCTGCGCGCTTCCCCCACCACTACGGGACAGTTGCCTGACAGAGATCAATGTGGCCGGGCCCTCGAAGTCTTCATCAACTTCGCTGTCGTCAACGACGATCTGACCGGTGCCGATGTCGGTGCGGAAGCCAGCACTTTTCTGGATCAGCTCCACGCGACCGCGCAGGAACTCCACCAACTGCCAGGACAAAGGCTCGGCCAGGTCAACCACGGTTCACCAGCCACCGGCTGCGGGAGCCGTCGTCGCTGAGCTTCTTACTGTTCACGAACACTTCCACGCCGAGGCCGCTCCCTGCCACTCCAACTTCCAGGCGGTCGCCCTGCTCTGGTTCAACGTCAGCACGCAGGTAAGCGATCTCGACCCGACCGGCAACGAACTGACGAAGCTCTCCGATGGTCTCAACGTCACGGTCGATGTAGACGCGCACGTTTGCGGTCACCGCACCGCCCTTCTTCGCCGTATGCGTGCCGACCGACGCCATACCAGCGACGGCGAATGCTGCGTGCAGGGAAGCATCCAGATCCCGCAGGAACTCGGCTTCGCTCACTTTGAACCTCCCGAGCAGAGCAGCGCATATGCCTGCAGCGCTCTCACCTGTGCGTCGCACTGGGCTGCGGCGCCAATAGCTCTGCCCGCACTCTCAATTCGGTCGACGGTTCGACCATCAAGCTGGCTGCCGGCAGCGGCGGTCGCGGACAGTTCTGCAGTTGCGACGGACGCTTGCCAACGCTGGTGCAGGCGCTGGTTGCCAGCGCGAAGATCAGCGATGAGGCGATCAGATGCCTTCTGTGCATCGTTCTTTTCCTTTTCGTACTTAGACGCCAGGTTGTTTGCGGCGACGGCACTGCCACGCTGGACCTTCAGGGTTTCGTTGGCGGCATCGGCCTCAGCTCGGGCAGCGTCTCGCTCCCTCTTCATGGCGTCACGGCTCGACACAGCTTTGTCGGCCGCCCGGTGAGCGATGGACACCGAGCCACGCTGCCAGACGACGACGCCCAGCAGCAGAAGGACGGCGATAATGAGGGCGCGGATCATGCCGACACCACCGGACTTTCGGGGGGGATAATCGCACCCACGCTTCGCATCGCCGCTTCCAAGGACATAATGCGCAGACGCAGCCTGTGCGCCTCCTCCTGAGCCGCCATGCGCAGCTTGATCTCTTCCATGAGCTTCTCTGTGGTTGCGGTGAGGGAGCTCTCCAGCGAGTCCACACGGCGGACAAGCCCGTTCAGAAGTTCAACGTTGGCGTCAGTCTCTGTACGCTCCTTCCGGCGCGAGAGCAGCACCGTCCAGGTCTCTCGCAAGAGCCAGAGGGCCACTACACTGCCAGCGGCCCACCAAGGTGCGTGCGCATTAACCTCGCCCCCGACCATTACGAGAGCGCCTCAGCGACGCCGGCCGCGATCACCTCGCGTCGCCAGAACAGTCCGCCGTTCTCGTGTTTGGCGATCGCGGTAGCCAGCCTTTCCAACGTCACGGCGTTGTCCAGCCTGATGATCTCGCTCGGGCTTACCCCGACCGCCTTGGCAACTTCCTGGACGTAAGCCGACGTGTTGTTCTCCACTGGTGGCGCCCAGCGGCCGATGATCTCCTTCACCGTACGCAAGCCGTGCTTGCGCTGGTAGGTGAGCAGGGTCTTTGCCAAGGCTCGGAACCCGGCCTGCGGCGTCAGGAACACGCAGAAGCGCTGCTCGCGCGCGATGGCGGCGGCGGACCGATCCTCACCCTGCCACGGCGTGCTGGTGCGGTCGATGTTGCCAGGATTGTTGTTGCGTACGCCGCGCGGCGTGCTGGTGGTGCCCATGCGATTCCCCGTTGCCGCTGTGGAAGAACCGGCACCGCTCCTGCCACCCAGGCACATGTGAGCGATGCCGGCCAAGACTTACGCCGACTTCAACGAGCCGGAGCCCGGCGTCAGCTTTGCGAGCACGGTCGCACTACCAGCGCCAGCGGCTGCGATGGCGACCGCGCAGTGCTCCAGGTCGCCTGCATCGGCGCCGGTGACGATCACCTGCCCGCCCTGGGAATCCCAGGTCAGACCGGCACCTGCAGAAATGGTGGCGCTGGGAAGCTTCGGCAGTTCGAACACGCCCTCGATCTGGGCGCTGCCCTTGGTGCCAGCGGGGATGTCCACCAGCGCTACGGCCAACAGCTGGCCGACGATGGATGCCTGCCCGCTGACCAGAGCGGATGCCGCGACGATGTCAATCACCGCTCCCGGGAATTTGTAGTTCTTCGCCATGACGATGGTCCTCAGTTGGCGTCTTGCATGAATGGAGGGGGAGACAACGGCTGCGGCAGGAAAGCCGCAGCCGGATAGTTGGTTACTCGCCCGGGTTGTAGGCAGCGCCGCGCCAGCCCACCGCGCCCACGCCATACTTGTGGACGACCTTCCAGCTGAGGCCGTCGGTGCGGAAGTTGGTTTCCTGCTCCAAGACCGGCGTCTGCACGCCATTGAGGAAGGCGACTTCGATCACCGGCTCCACATTCGGGTCGGCGAAGCCGTACCAGCCCTTGCCGGTACCCAGGCGCGGGGAGGTGATGATGTCGCTGAAGGTGGCGCGCGAGGTGTTGTTCACCTGGAACTTACCGGTCACGTCCGGGTCGTACTCGCTGTTGTTCACCAGAGTGGCGCGGCCGTGCATGGCGACCGTGCCCAGGAAGCGCGACAGCGAGATATCGAGGTAGTCGTTGCCGCCCGGGTCCATCTGGAGCGCCATCATCTGGCGCATCGCGTCGAAGGAGTCGACCGACACGGCGGCGCCAGCTGCGATGTTGCCGTGCTCCGCATGGAACAGCGTGTGGCCGTCCTTCATGACCGGCCCCAGACCGCCGTTCTGCTTGAGCACGTCGTAGACGTCCTTTTCGATGGTGCGGCCTGCGGCCTGGCCCAGCGCCGTGGTGATGCGCACGAACGCACCCAGGTCGTCATTCACCAGCACTTCCGGGGTGATCTGCAGAATGCGTCCCTTACGAGCGCCCTTGATGGTCTCTACCTCGCCATCGCCCAGCACGCCGTTCTCGTACTCGCCCGCTTCATTGACCGGCTTCAGATCGGAGAACGAAGAAAGGTGGTAGCGGCTGTGCGGACGGTAGTCGGACAGCGTGCCGGTTGCGCAGAATCGGGTCCAGGTGAACTGCTGCAGGTTGTATGCTCCGACCAGAACGCGGTGCAGCACGTTCTCCAGCAGGACCGGGAAGTCGCTGGTGGTCTGCACTGCCAGAACACCGCGTGCGATCTGCTCACGGTCCATGCCACGGGTGTTCACGCCGGCCTGGATCAGGGAACGCTCGGCGAGCGCCAGCAGGGTGGTGTGCGCGTAGGGATTACCATTGCGGGCGGATTCGGCGTCCGCACCGGTCAGCACGCCGGCACGAGCCAGAAGCGCGTTGACCTGGGCGCGACGCTGGTTGTCCTCCTCCGGCACTACATCCGTGATGCTGAAGCCGCCGGCCAGCGGCTGTCCGCTCGCAGCCAGCTTCGCCAGCAGCTTGCCGCGCGCCACGTCTTCGGTGATCCCAGCATCAGCCAGGCACTCCGCCTCCAGCGCCTGGACGCCGCTGACCTCGCGGAATCCGGCGAAGACGGTACGAATGGCTGCGTTGCGGGCCGAGATTGCCGCCATCACCTGCTCGACCGTTGCAGCCGGCGCCGAGGTCGCGGCCGCGCCAAGAGCGGCTGCGACCGGCGGTACCGGAGTGGCGAGTGCGGGCGATGCCGGGGCTGCGGGGGTCGATGCAGCCGGAGCGGTGCCCGCCTGCGCCATGATCAGTTGGCACTGCTGTTTCATGCTGGTTTCCTCAAGGTGGGCCACAACGGCCCGCTGGTGAACCTCGCGGAGCGAGGCGAAGGCTGAAGCGGTAGTGGTTGCCTGGATGTGCTTGCGCAGCAAGGCGTGCACGGCGCCCTCGGTGCCGGAGATCGCACTCACATAGGACAGCAGCGCTGCTGCGGCGACGGAGTCCGCAGGCTCGGGCTGCACGTCGGGAATGACCTCGTTAACCAGGCCCAGCGCCAGCGCTTCGGACGCGGTCAGCCAGTGGTCCTTGCGATCGGTCAGCATCGTCTCGATGTCGGCCGGGTTCTTGGCACGGCCCGAGTACGTCACCAGCATCTGGCGCCCATACACGTCGATCTGATCGGCCCGCTCTCGCAGGTCGCCCGCAAAGCCCCAGCCACCGCCTTGAGGGCCATGCAACATCAGCATGGTGTTCTCGTGCATGCGACGGGTGCTTCCGGCCATCAGAATCAGGCTGGCGATGCTGGCGGCAACGCCATCCACGGTCATGTTGATCGTGGCCGGGTGCTGCTTCAGCGCGTTGTAGATGGCCAACCCGTCGGTGACGACGCCGCCGTCGGAGTTGATGCGCACGTTGATCACGCTCGCGGTGGTGCCGGCCAGTTGCTCGACCACGCTGGCGGCGGTGACGCCCTCGCCCCAGAAGTAGTCGCCGATCGGGCCGTAGATCAGCAGCTCGGCCTCGCCGCCGCTGGTAGTGTTCAGTGCGAGGACCGATTTTCCCTTGGCCTCTGGCTGCAGCGCCTCGATGTCGCTTGTGTCGAATGCAAAGGTCGCGGCCAACACAGCGCCAAGCGCGGCTGCCGTGCCATTGCGGGTGAGGTGGTTCATTGCACATCCTCAGATGGGGTTGAAATAGAACTGGCATCGGCGCTCGCCTGTGCCACGCCTGCGTCACTCACCTGGCCCGGGTCGCTGTCCAATGTGATTCCGAGGTCACTCGCCCACTTACGTTCGTTGCGGATCTCTTCCAGCGTGTCGTACATGCGCCCGCCGCGTTCGCTGATGACCGAGGTGAGCGAACGGATGCCAGCGCGGATCATCATGCGAAGGCCGGTCGCCTCATGGACCGGGTTGATCCACGGCATCACCGGGGGCATGTACATCGCATCAGTCACCGTGGTCATCGAGACACCGCGCGGGACGATCAGCTCGCCGGAGGCAATCGCAGCCTGGATAAAGCGCTCGTAGATCGGTCGGACAATCTGCGAGATCACCTCATAGGCGAGAACGCCGTACGCGCCGTACTGCTCGACCAACTCCTGCCGCTGAGCCGAATAGGTGCCGTTGTAGTTTTTCGACAGGGACGAGAACGAAACTCGCAAACCACCGGCCACAGCACGTAGCTGTCCGTTTCTGTAGCTCTCCAAGTTGGGGTTGGGGCGGTTGGTGTCGACGGTGCCAACGCTCTCGCCCTTCACCAGGTCATCGAACACCATGCCGGGCTGGAACCGCATGCTCCTGCGCTCCGGAACCGTCTCGTTCTCGCCGTAGCTCTGGGGATCACCCTTGATGATGAAGGCAGCCATGCTGGCCGCGATCTTGGCGGCCACGCGTTCGGATTCCTCATAGTCCTTGAGGTCATCCAAGCGGGTAAGGACCGATGCCAGCAGGCTCACGCCGCGCACTTGGCCGATACGATCGACCATCTTGGCGTGGTGAACGAAGTCAGCGCTCACGCGCTTCACTTCGGGCATCACTGCATTGGGGTCGCCGGGGTGCTGCTTGTACAGGTGATACGCAATGGGGCGGTTCCATGCATTCCGCTCGACGCCCTGCATGATGTTCCGGCCGGGATCGTTCAAATCCATCGGCAGAAGATCGGGCTCCATCATCTCGATGCTGTAGGGCACAACTGTGCCGTGGTCGAGATACGGCACCGGACCGATCAGGTCTTGGTAGAGACATTCGCCGTCGCGGAACAGGGTCCGGGTCATCAGGCGCTGTGCCGCGCCAAAGTCATGGCACCAGGTCACCTCCGGGCGCTTCCAGAAGTCCCGCAACAGAGGGGTGATCTGATCGACCAGGGATTCCACGATGTTCCCGTTCACGTCGCGCGGCTGCGGCTCGATGCCGATACCATCCCGCCCGATCACGTTCTGGACCATCTGGTTGAAGCCGTTCACCACGATGTCGTGGTTCCGGTCAAGGTGCCGCGCCTGGGTGCGGATTCGGGTTGCGCCGCTGGCAACCGCCGTGTTGCCTGATCCAAACTCGCGCGCAGCCTCTCGCAGGCGGCTGGGCGTGGCCCCGTCGTAGGCACTGCTGTACGCCGCGATGCGTGCACGCGCCATAGCGCGCTTCGCACCCCAGCCGGGGGCCACAGCGGCGATAGCGCGGTCAAGGCGGTTCACTCGCGCTCCCTGAAATCAGCAAGAGACACGGACACACGGCTACCGCCCCTTGCCTGCATGTTCACCTTGGCTTCCCACTCGCGCCGGCCGGCGCGAATCTCCGCCAGGTCGGCGCGGTTCAACTGCCGCTCCCCCATACGGAACGATTGTCCCTGCAGCACCGCAGCCTCTGCGGCCAGGTACATTTCCAGCATGGATTGGGCGGGTGTTGGCATGGGAGCAGTTTGGAGACTGGGCCGTCTCAACCGTTACCAGCCGCATGAGACGATCTCGATTTCGTCCCATATAAAATCAGTCACTTACGAAGCGACCGTCTCAATCTTTGCCAGAGGGTGAGACGGCCGCTGGCATCTTCATCCAGCTCGGGATGGCTTGGGCAATCCACCTGGGAACATTCGATACAGTGCCGCTCTCGATACGCCGTGCCGACGGCAGACCAATCGCCAGTCCTGCCCTTCAGCCAGCTCGGCGCGGATCACCTCCACGCGCGAGCAGAGCTTGTCCTGCCCGGCTGCTTTGGGGATATGCAGGCGCTCGCCGCCGTACTCGGTCTGCAGAACCGTCATCACTGCCGTGGCGTACGGCATCGCGTGTTCCTCGTTCAAGCCTGTCTGCTCGACAATGCCCCGAACTACCAGGCGACGCAGCTGTTCCGCAGCGTCAATGTCACGAGAATTGCTCATAGACGGCTGCTCCAACCGCTCGACCCGAAACCATCGCGCGACGTTTCACGGGAATCGCGTGCTACCTGCACAGTCCTCGGCGTGGGCTTCTTCTCGACCGCAGGAACGTGCGAAGCCGGCGCTCTAGCGGCAGCGCCATCCGCCGACAGGGCTGTTACGGCCGGAAGGCTGAACAGATCGTTCTCGGGTTGCACTTGTTCCTCCAACTGATCCCACCACTTCGCTTTCTTGGGTCCCCACAGGTCGAGGCGCTCTTCCAGCCATATTTCGTACGTCAGGCAGTCCTTGACCTCGATTCGCTTCCGCGTCGCGGTCCACCTGGATTCAGACCCACCCTTCATCCGCCGAGTGGCGCGGATCTCGCCCGCCAGCTGCTTGAACCATTCGGGCGAGAGCTGGTCCGACAGGTGGACGTAGCCAGGCCCCGGCACGGCAACATCCAACCGCGCCTGGAAACGGTCCTTGGCTAGATTAGTACCTACGTGCCACAGCACGGGGCCATGCTTCTCGATACGACCGTTGAACCGGTAGCTCACGCGGCTGTTTCCGTTCTCGATAGACCGCTCCTGCCCGCTTGCACCCTTGACGGCATGCACGCGGAGTGCCTTCAGCCTGTGCGCGAAGGCATAAACCGCATCGGCATGGTGACCACCCGAATCGATGGCGGTTGCATAGATTCGCTGGGCCCGGCCACTGACGTGGGTGTACTCCTGTTCACGCAGGAATGCCTCCGCCTCGGACCACACCTCCATTTGTGCTGGGTTACCAAAGAACACCCGGTGATCGATAGTCCACATCTGACCGCCCCTGCCAACACCCCAGATTCCGGCCTCAAGTCTGTTGTCCTGCGTGTCCATGCCACACAGGAGCAACAAGCAGTCGCGCGGCATAATCTTCAGTGGGAACGGCTCCGCCCTGTTGACCAGCTCATCTGCATCCGTTCGCTCGACCTCACCTTCCCAGGTCTCACCGAGAGTTGTGTTGGTCCACGCCTTCAACTTGCTGTCGTCGCCTTCCTGGTGCTTTGTGAACGCCTCCAGGAACTCGCGGACAATTTGCTGCCACGCGACCGCCGGGCTGTAAGCGGTCCAGATGTGAAGTGCCACATGACGCGGCGCCGGGACGACCTGGTCATCCGGTGTCGTGAAGCGACCATCTGCGCGGAGCCAGAGGTCACCGCGCGAGTTCACCCATTCACCCAGCTCTGCGGCCTGCAGATACTCGCCCTGCGTCATGGGGTAGGTGCAGTGCGGGCAGAGGTGGTAGACGCGGACAACGCCGCCATCGGCGTCACGTTCGAACTTGAAACCGTGCGATTCGTCCTTCCCACCCCAGGTCAGCGCATGGAAGTCATCACACTGAGGGCAGCGCACCTGGTAGGTGAATCGTTCGTCCGCCTGCGAGTAGCGAGTGTCCACAAGGCTGAAGCCCTTGAGCTTCGGGGTGCTGCCAGCCACAAGTTTGGGAAAGGTCGCACCTTCCAGACGCTTCGCCGCCAGTGAGTCCGGCGCGCCCTCCCTCTCGATGTCGTTGTCGAAGGCATCAAGCTCATCGAGCAACGCTACGTCCACGGAAATGCGACGATAGTTCTTCGCGGCCTTACCGCCGCGCACGCGCAGCAGCGATCCGATGAACTTCTTCTGCTGCAGCGTATTGTCCTTGTGGCGGGCGAGATAGGCCGGGAACACGGCCCGCATGCACTCCACGTCACGCAGCATGGGCTCTAGCTCCGACTTGACGAAGTCATCGGAGTCGTCGTCGGTCGGCTGCCAGATGCATTGGTTCCTACGTCGGTGCTCTGCGTTGTAGCCAAGGAAAGCGAGCAGGATCTTGGTGTAGCCAACACGCGCCGACTTCTTCACCGAGACCTCGGCCACGTCGTCGTTACTGATCACCGCCATTATCCCGCGCTGGAACGGCCACGGGGTCCACTTCTGCTCGACGTAGCTCGATTCGGCAGAAAGGTAGAAGTGTTCCCGGGCCCAGGCTTCTAGCGTGATCGGCTCCTGGACCGCCCAGGACGCGAGCCCGCGCTGCAGATGGCGCTCCACGGCCTGCAGCTGGCTTGCATCGATTCCACGAAGAAGCGTCATTCGCATTGGTCCTCGGCATCAACCGGCACCGCCGTGGACGCGCCTTCATCGGCGTCATCGTCAGCGTCAACGTCGGCCAGGCGCATCGACGCGGCAAGGTTTCGTGCCTTGGCGACAATCTGAGCCACGACCTCGACATCCGCCGCCTTCAGCTGCGGAAGGCGGCGCCGCAGCGTGCCCGGGATCGTCTCAAGGATGCGACCCGCCCGCGCGCCGACTTTCGACAACACCTGTTCCATGAGGTGCGCCGGCGCCAGCTCGCCCCTGGTCACGGCGTTCTGCATCGCCAAGCGGTCAGCCTGCTCTCGCGCCAGCCGGGCACGCTCGGCGGTCAGATCCTTGCCTGCCTCCCCGCCCCGGCCAGCAGCAACCTCGCGCAGGTGATCGCAGTAGGCAAGCAACCACTCGTCACCTGCAGCACCGTCAGCGAGGATGCCACGACGCACTAGGTCGCTGACCGCCTGCTGGGATATGCCCACCAGATCCCCAAACGCGCCCTGTTTCATCGGGCTGCTCAGATCAGAAACCACTACAACCCCCTTGGAAATGCTTCATGACTAGCGAGAAATTGCGCGACCGAATACCCGTGGAATCTGAGGCCGGGGAGGACCCATCGGCCTGCCCTCTCCCCCCTGCCCCTCCCGGCCGACCAACCGCTCGATGATTCGCGTGGAACATGCCAGCCGTCCGCACCGTCCAAACCATCAAGGCAAGGTCTGGACGCCCTGAACCCGCGCCGTTAGTAGGCTGTCCACACTGTCCATACCGTCCATACCTATTCTTTTGATTTGAGTAATTGAGAACTGGAGCGGTGTGTTGGTACATGTACGCGCGCGAGAAATGGTGTGGACGGTCAGGACAGCGCCGCCGCAGTAGGCGGCAGGTCTGGTCAGTGGTTCGGACGGGTGTGGACGAAGCTGGAGAGGTCTGGTCAGAAGTCAGGTCCACTGGACGCCTCCCGCCTTGACCGCTGTACGGTTGCCAGCCAGTCATCGATTGCGAGGCCAGGCCTGAACCACCGGGGCTCCCGGCTGCCGTCATCCGGCCAACGCCTTCGCTGCTGCTCCCAACCCAGCGTCTTCATGATCGAGGCGATCCGCATCTGCTCGGGCTTGCCGTGCTTGCCTGGGTCCAAGCCGATGGCGTACGTGAGGAGGTTGTCGGTGGTCGCCCAGTCAATCTGCGACGCCATCGCCAGTCGCGTTGGGTACTTGCTCGGCTCCATCCGAAGGTCGAGCCACTGCTCGACTCGCCCCTCCCAGCTGTCGCCCACGTACCTGCTGGCCTGCTCTTCCTTCGCGTCCGCTGGCAGCTCCCACCACTCGAACCCAGCGTCGAACATGGTCACTGCTTCGGCCCACAGCTGGTCGCGCAACGTCGTGATCTGGGCGATCTGCACGTCGCCGTCAGTTCGCACAGGGAGGAAGCGCCGCCCACCGGTGGGGTCGCGTAGATACTGATGCTCGTTCGTGGTGCCCGCGAACACGCATTCGCGGCGGTAGGATCGAGGCACGCGCTCGTAGGGAGCGCGGAACTTGTCCACTCGCCTGGTGATAGCCGTCTTTACGCTTGTCACGTCAGCCTTCGAGAACGAGTCCATCTCGCCGATCTCGACGCCCCAAGCCCCTTGGATGACCTGGTAGAAGTCCTTACCACTGGGGGATTCACTGGTCTCGACAAACCATTCGCTGCCGAAGATCGCACGTAGGGCGCTCGACTTACGCTTGCCTTGCTCACCTTCCAAGACCAGCATGAAGTCCACCTGCGCGCCCACGCTGGGCTGCTTGGCGTCTACCCACAGGATGCGAGCCACGGCACTTACCATGAAGCACTGCGCTGCGCGCAGGCTGTAGGCATTGTCCGCCGCGCCGAACAGCTCAACGAGCATGCGCTCGACACGGGGAACTCCATCCCATTGCAAGGCACCGAGGTAGTCCTTGATCGGATGACGGCGGTGGCGGCGCGCCACAGCGATGACGGCCTTCAACACCAGGTCATCGCTGCACTTCATCCAGTAGCGCTCCGGGTGCTGTAACCAAGCTGCCAACTCGTAGGCATCCGAGTCAATGAACTCGTCCCTGCTGCCGCCGGTCCACGGTGGATCTCGGTGCAGCTTGACCTGATTGCTGGAGTCGTTAAGCCACCACAGCCCTTTAAGCCGATCATCGTTCTCCATGATCAGAATCAAGTTGTGCAGTGTCCCCTCTACATTGCCATCGCGATTTCTGGTGAGGTGCTCTTTCCAGGAGTTGGGATCTACCCCGCCACCGCCTGGCGGCGGCGCACCACCACCATCGATCACTGTCATCTTGCGCCTTGTTCCCACACTCATTGCCGCATTGCCTTTTCGTAGCCCCGCGCGAGGCGCAGGTATTCTCTTGCCCGCTCCCGGCGCAAGCGCCGAGAGTGCTCATATGGGTTATCTACTGCGGCCTGCGCAGCAATTCGGTAGGCGCTAGCAAGCTTCGCGTTGGAGTGCAGCAGACGTTCTTCCAGCCTCCTGTCATGCGCCATTGGCAGCCACCACGTCGACCTCAACCACGCGATTGGCAGCCCAAGCCGCGAGCTGCCGAGGCGACCAGCCATCGCGTTCCAGTGCATCTGCAATGTCCCAACCGTCAGGCTGGCCCGTCACATCTACGAATCGGATCGATCTGGCGCCTGCCCGCTTCAAGAGCTGGGCGACCCCTGGCTTGAACTGATTGGCATCGTTCCTCCACCCAAGCATTGCCTGCTGTCCCGGAGCGTCGGCATCGGGCCAGAGGACGCAATCTCGGCCGGCCAGTGGCGACCAATCAGCTTTTGTGACGGCTTTTCCGCCGCCCGACCAGCTGATTGCCGCATAGCCAGGGAACGCACGTGCCCCCACGTCCCGACATTTTTCGCCCTCCGGAATCAGCACCGGTGCGTTGGGTTTCGCAGCCAGGGCGTCCAGCCCGTACAGCGGCCGCGCGCCGGGGAAGCTCTCCAGGCACCATTGCTTCTGCCCATCCGGCCCAACGCACCAGGTCACCTGAGGCGTCCACTTCTTCAGCTTGCGGCTGTCGCGATCGATGAACTCGCAACGCAACACGTACCCAAGTAGCTGCGCTTCAGCGTTGCGGTAGGGAAACACCCTGACCGGCTTCATTCTGCGGAGCTTGTCGCGCTTGGCATTCCAGATCGGCACCGTCCAGCCGCTGTCGGTCAGCAACGCCGGGGCGTCATCTGGCACCGGCAGGATCGGCACCCATTTCACCCGCAACGAATCTTGGCTTGGCAGCTTCTCTCGCTCAGCCGCAACTCCCAGCTGACCACCGGTGAGCTGCGCGCATGCATCAAGGAATCCGACCTGTAGGTGCTTCACCAGGAAACCGATCACATCACCGTGCGCACCGCAGCCGAAGCAGTGATAGAAGCCTTTGACTTCGTTGACGGTAAAGCTCGCCGACGACTCATCGTGGAAGGGACATAGCCCGCTGTACTCCCCCCGGCCGGCTGGCCTGAGCTTGACGTAGCGTCCGATAACATCTGCGATGTCTGCGGATTGGCGGATTGCATCGGTGTCTACCTGGCTGTTCGCCATCAGCGTCGCCCCCCGCCTTTGGATTCGCGGCGCTCGATCATCCACCACTGCACTCGCAGGTACTCGGCAATTCGCTGCCGGCATCCCACGCCACCAGTGCAAACGCCGGGCGCTTGGCAGGCTTCCGCAATCTGATCGATCTGTGTGCGCCATTCTGTACGCGGCTGACGTGCGATCAGCAGGGCCTGGTGCAGACATCTGTTTACACCCAACGGATACCTCCTTCATCCAGCTGGCGCTGGGCGCTATCTCTGCGTTCGGTTTCTTGGCGAATTCGCTCGCGCTCTGCCAATGCTTCATCTCCCACTAGCCCCGGCACTGCGTCAGTCAACGCAAGCGCGGCCAGCTCCATCGCTTGCCGCGCAGAAGCGCTGGCTCGGCCACGCCGCCGATACTTGGATCGAGGGGCGTGGTGAATTGCCACGTCAGTCCTCAGTTCCTTGCAGGCCGGCAGCGCGGCACGCGTTCCGCTCCAGTCGGAAACAGAGGGTGCGGACTTCCCGGGAGAGGTCTTGGATACGATCAGCTTCGGGGACGGTCAGGCGTCGATCTGCGAGCGCATCAATACCGGCGCCAGCCAATTGCCCTGTCAGCTTGTGCAGTTCCAGCAGCTTCGCTTGGATTGCGGCCAACTCGTCCGGCCAACCAGCGAGAGGTGGTGCGGGCACATAGTCGACCATCAGGCCGAACTGAGCGGCCAGTGAGCAGACCCAGTCGGTAGCCATTGCCTGGGTCCCCACGAATCGCTGCAGGTACTCGGTTAGGATCTCGGCCATCTCCATCGAGACGGACTCGCCCTCGATTCCTCGCAGCTTCTTCCGAAGCGTCTCAGTGCTGATGGACTTTCCACGGCGTTTGCTTATGTGTGCAGCCGCGTCTTGCATGCCACCTGGCGCGCACGAGACCGCATTGTTCAGAGCATCGCGCCAGTGAAGATCAGAGCGAAGGCAGGTCATGCGCTCTCCCCCTGAAATGCCGCGCATTTCATCGTTCCGCGCTGGGCAGTGCGGCGATCAACATTGCTGCCATGCCAGAGATCATCACGTTCCCTCAGCGCATGCGCTTTCAGGCCATCCGATCCTTCGACGTTCGCACCGGAGCAGGCGGGGTTGTTGCCATCCTGTGGGCGCCGCTGCACTCCCAGCGCAAGAACGGCAATCATCGCCAAGAGGACCACCATCACCCCGCTCTTGCGGATCTGCTGCCGGGTCCGGAACAGGCGGTAGCGCTGGTGGCCGCGCACCCAGCCATAGCGAGCTATGGAGAGGACTAGCGCTGGGTCACGGGCTGGCACTGGTCACCCCCGGCGAGCCGCTGACGCTCTTGAAATAGCCGACGATGGCGCCACGAGCGTCACGCTCCCAGCGCACGTCCGGTATCAGCTCGTCGGCAGTCACTTTGCCCCCAAGGGCATCGGCTCGCTTCGCGGCGTCCTCGTTCTCGGCCATCGCCGAAGCGACCGCCCTCTCGATGGCAATCGCCACCTCCTCGGTCACACCGTTCTTTCGCCAGTGATAAACGTAGCCAGTCGCAGGCTTGCCGGTCACACGCCGCGCCAGGTCGCTCTGGGTCCCACAGATCGCGATTGCCCGTTGCAGAGGGGTCATGAAATGCCCGTTCACAAGAATACTTGCGATAAATTAGCGCAATCTTTCTTGCGTATCAACAGTGCAAGATTGCTTGCATGTTGATCGGTGAAATCACACGGGGCCTGATGGAGGCCCACGGGCTTGGCGTTGAGGCTCTGGCAGCCCGCGTCCGCGCTGCGGGCGCGCCCAACGTGAAATACCAGCATATCCAGCAGCTGCTAGACACTCCGACACGCCGCCCCAGGTACATGGTGGAGCTGGCACGCGCGTTCGGCATGTCGGTCGAGCAGTTCCTTGGCTGGCACAAGGATGAGCCTCTGAATGCGCTCTCAACACCCCGAGCTGCGCAGTCTCAAACCGTGCAACTCGACGCCCCTACGCTTGCTGCGTCGTACCAACTTGTCCGCTTGGCCTGTCTCGCTCTTGGATCGCCGTTCGATCCAGAGGATGCCAGCGACGCCTCGATTGTCATCTTGGCTCACAGCTATCTGACCGCCCGTCAGGAGAAGACAGTCACGCCGGACAACGTTGTCGACTTTACCGCGCACCTGCGGAAGCGCCAGATTTCAAAGGGGGTTGATCATGAAGGAAGCGGCAGCACTGGAAGCTCTCGCGCAGGCACTCGCTAACAAGGTCCGGCAGCAAGCACGGCCGCCCGACGCAAGCTGCCTGCGCCAGTGCCACGCAAATGAGCCAAGCGACGCTACGGCCCTGGCATACATTCGACGGATTCGCATGCTGTGCGACGCATTCCAGCTCGCCTGGCTTGTTGATCAGCACCTGGTTCTGAGACAGCGTCTTAGCGACCTATCAACGACAGAGCTGCGCGCCTTGCTCTGCGAAATGGAAGAAGCAAGGGAAGCCATCATGGAGGGCTTCCCACTCGAACAGACCGGGCTCATCAAGAATATGGCCGCAGTTTTGCCGCGCCCTTGATTGCTGCTCTTACGGCTTAAGCCCGTCACGCTCGCGAATGAAGTCCTGCAGCGTCTGCGGCTCACCATCATCTCTGGACGTGGCTACTCCTGCCACGTCCTCCGGTTGAATGCCCTGATCTCGCAGAAGCTGCCTCGCGAGCAATCGGTTGTTCCTGCGCTGCTCCTCAATGAGCACCCGCAAAAGAGGTTTGATGCCGAACACGGCCAAGGGCATAAGCAGCCCCATGACGGCCAAAGCAAGCACGGCCAGCGCCACGAGCCACACACCCATAGCACCCAGCGTGCTGAAGAACACTTCCATACACCTCCCCTCCCTCCTTAGAAGGTCGGGAGGTTAGCACCCGTTACCCCATTCGGCTTCGGCCCAAGGAGCCCGAAAGTTGAGGGTTCAGGGCGAAATCCCGTCCCGGCGCAAGTTTTCTTGTTGACGATCACGCAAGGTTGTTTGTAGAGTCCGCCCTGCCAGCTGTGCAGCTGGCGGGCGACCGGCGGGTCGCCAACCTGCCGGCCCTTCCCCTGACCGACAGTAGCCGCCCCCTCGGCCAGTGACCCGCCGGCGCCCTCCTTCGAACAGGAGCGCGCCATGTCTCATCGCTACGCCGATCCAAGCCCCTGCCTGCTGCCGTTTTTGGCCGTGAAGGCCCTGCGGGCAGTGGCAGCACGCGATCACAGCACCGCTCGGACCCTCTGGGTCCGTAGCAAGGGCGAACACAACCGCAACCAGCTGCGCCGCTCCCGGCGGATGGGCGTCGCCAGCCTCCGCCTGGAAGCCTGCTCGCGCGATATGTCTGCGGAGGTGCGGGCATGATCGCGCTCGCAGCGAAGAACCACCATCTGTGGTGCTTCAGCTGTGATGACAACAGTCCGGGCGCCGCGACCACGGACGACTGCGAGGACCTTGCGGGGCGCGAGGGCTGGGTACTTGGGATCGATATCGACGGCGGCGGCGGGGCGCAGTACGCGTGCGCCGACTGTGCCGAACTGCTGGATGAAGCGCATCCGGTCCAAAGCCTGCGGGCATTGCGGCAAGAGACCATCGGTGGTGCAGCATGAGCCGGCGCCTCCGCCTCGCTTGGGCAGCTGTTGTGCTGGTGGCCGCGGTTGTCGTGCCGCTGCGCATCTCTGAAATCCACCAGGCGGACTCAGACCGCAGTGCGGCCAAGGCGCGCTGGGCCCTCACCACCTCGGTGAGGGGTTAACCATGCGACAGACCGCTCGTCCGCTCCCCGACTCAGTGCCCCTGTGTGCGCCCGGCCACCGACCGCAAATCGTCGTGACCGAAGGCGCCCCGACAGGCCACCGCCTAGGCACCCCCTGCCCGCCGCTGCTGCACATCGAATGCCATCGCTGTGGCCTGGCGACCCGCCCAGTACCGAAGGAAAAAGCCGCATTGGCCGAGCTGCGCTGGACCGACGCGAGCCTTACCCACCTACGCATTCCGATCTCCCTACTTGCCCGCCATCGCGGCGAGGTCCTGGCCGAGATCGCCGCCCAGTCCCCTTCCACGCCAATCGCTGCCTGACCAGGAGAACTGCCCATGGCCGCTCCACTGAAGCCGAAGGAAAAAGCCGCGTTGCTCGCAGCGCATGGCGCTTCCGACCTCACCCTCCACCGCACCGCCAACGGGTTCGCGCCCCGCAACCGCCCCGAGAAGCTGTTCACGCGCCGCGTTATGAACTGGCTGGATGAGCGCCTGCTGATCAGGTACGACGACCCGCAGCTGCCGCGCAAGGCCACCTTGACCGCCACTGGCATCGCTGCCGCCGAGGCCGAGATAGCCAAGGCACGCGACCTGGCACTCACGGCATGAGCATGCAGACCGCTCTGCCTGTGGAGCAGCAATTCGCCACCGGCCATCAAGGCGAGTTGCTTGTCCTAATGGTGTGCCAGGGCTGGCTATGGGCCGGTCTTTACACCGCCGCGCCCCGCGAGTCGCTCCTCAAGGTCGCCGCCAGCGCCAGCCGGAGCGTGGGGGTATCGCACCACTCGCTCACCCTCGGCGGCGTCACGTTTTCCCTGAACCGACTGGCCGCACAGGCCGCACATCGCTGGCTCAACCGCCAGGGTGTGCGGGTTCGGTCGACCTCCCCCATCAACCGCGCTACGCGCCGCACGCGAGGAATCCAGGCATGAGCCGTTCTGTTGTGATCTATGGGCCGCACCTGTGCGGAAAAAACGCCAACGCGCAGGAGCTGCGAGAACACTTCGGCCTACAGGCCGTGATCGAGGACTGGGATGGGCATAGCACCTATCCGCTGGATAACACACTGGTCCTGACCGAGAACCCCGATGCTGTCGCCGACAGCTCATCCAGGGTGATGCATCACGGCTGGGCCATGCGCGAACTGCTTGCGGAGGCCCGCGCATGAGCGCTCGTCCACAGCAAACCGGCCGCGCTGCCGAAGTGCGCAGGGTCCTGTCCATGTTCCCGCAAGGCGCCACGGTCGCGCAGATCAAGACCGCTGGCCGTATCAACGGCACCCACCAGGCCATCGGCTACACGCTGAAGGGGCTGGCGCGCAGCGGCCAGGCCATCTGCCACCGTTCCGGCGTGCGAGGAATCTGGCGCCTCTCCAGCCACACGCAACATGCGATCGCCCCGCTGCGCGCTGCTCCTGTCCGGGTGCAGCCGACCTGCACGCCTAGTCCGCTTACAGGGGTCAGTGACGCGGCGACCACGATCCGATACCGCGAACTCGACCGGCAGCAGCTGGCCGAGGACCTGGACGCTTTCCTCGCAGCAGGCGGGCACATCGAGGTGCTGGGGCACACCCCACTTCGCCCGCTCATGAGCCGTCACGCCGCCAACCACGGCAGCTATGCAGAGCGCATGGCAGCCCATGACATTGACTGAGGCCCGCATGAGCAGCGAATCGCACGCAGCTACCGTTACTGAGCCCGGCAGGCCCGGTAGCACCTACTCCGATGGCCCGGCATGGCATGCCTTCGGCCTCAGTCGCGCCGCCTATCACGTGGTGCCGCGACGCACCCTGCAGTCGATGCCGGTCGAATGGCAGGCGCGCTTTGTCGCGCTGATGGAAGAGGCACGCGAAGTGCTGCCCGATGAGGCGTTCCCTGAGTACCAGGTGATCCGCATCGAAGGCGGCAAGTTCGCTTCGGACCCCAACCGCCGCTATCGCCACGCCGCGCCCTTCCCCCTTCGCCCCGCTGGCGCCGAGCAGGCGTCCCAGGTAGCGCCGCTCGCTGGCGCGTTCGTCAACTCCGACACCCAATTCGAGCAGGCCCGCCGATGACCGAGAAACTTGCCACTCTCCCCACGAACTGCCCCGTTCTGCGCGACGCGTTCGAAACGATCAGCGCGATCGCTGTCGAGGCTGTGTGGCTGCCCAACCAGGCAAAGGCCATCACGCTCGGCCAGGCCCAGACCGCGCTGCGGGATCTGCACCACCGCCTACCGCGCCTGCAGGATCTGCGCGTGTTCGAAGCCGCCGTAACCGCCTATCTGTCGACTCTGCGCAGCAGCATGCAGGACGGCGACACACCGCTCTGCGACACCACCCGAGCCAGGCTGGCGCAAGCGACCGAGCTGCTGGAGCTGGTCAGGAACCAGACTCGGACCGTCGTCGATCCGGCGGACCCATGGCGCGGCCTGTATCACCCGAGTCGACTCCCGGCGCGCAATGCCGAGGGCGAGATCCCGTGCCATCCGGACGTGCCGGCGTGGGCCGACGGTCGCGAGGTATCGCTGCGACCGTTGTTGCTTGCGCAGGGTTTCGACCTGCTGGTTACGTTTGGCGACTTCACCGAAGAAGCCGTGGAGACCGGGGACCAGCGCTACTGGGATGAGATGCGCGCGTGGCGGCCCACTGGCCCCGGCGCAGATTGGCGCTTGGTCTGGCTGGGTGATACCGAAGATGGCCCAGCGGCATGGTTCGTGCGGCCGCTTGCAGCTGAGGCGCTTGTCGCCTGGGAGGCAGCACATGGCTGACGGCTCCTACTGCCCGAGCCTCAGATTTTGCCCCGAAGACCTTACCGGCCAGGCCTTGGCAGAGCTGACGACCCCATCACCGCTACCAATCAGTGGCGGGCGGATCACTTCTCACCTCAGCCATCCAGCGAATGGTGACCTCACGAGCGTCGCGGAGTTGGTCCAAGAGAGTCAGCAGTCCCTCACGCATTGCATGGAGGAGTCTGTGCAGCTGGAGCTTTTCATACGAGCGAATCTCCTCATCGTCCAAGGAGAGCTCCATTGCATGCCAACCGTTCAGCACCCCGAGCAGCGCGCCTGCATCTTTTGGCCCAAAGGCATCCAGGTCGCCCGCAAACCTAGTCAGAAGCGGGACAGGGTCGGTGGGCATCTGGGAAACCAACCATTTAAGTGCCTCTTGCGGCTGCTGCGTGAACTCCTGCGGATCGAGCTCATCAACGATCGCCTTGAGCAAGCCGCCAAGCGAGTAGAACTCGTGGTCAAAGGTGAGCGCGAGCGCAACCGCACGACGACGCTCGGCCTCTGCTTGATGAGCCCGGTCTTCGCCGCGCATCCTCCTGGCCTCGTCGATTGCTGTACGGCTGGTTCTGACTGCAACGACGACGGCTGCCACTGTCGCCGCTGCCGCCAACCCCCCGACGACGACGGACAGAAGAGTGGCCAATGCGGCCACTGCCCCGACTGCAACGGCAGCCCAATCAGCCCAGTTTCCCCAGTCCGCAGCCTGCGGGCATATCTCGAAAGCCATAACCCCTCCCTGTGGGAGCCGATTCTGCCACGCGCTGCATGCGTATGCAGGCCTGCCCGGACTAGCCGGCTGTTCGCGACCCCAGTGGTCCACGTGTTCGCCCTCGCCGGGTTTGCGGCCGGCAGCGCCACCCTGTTGGCGATCAGCCGCGCATGCCGCGCCGCGCGCAATGGGCTGCGCTGGTGCTGGCGGAGGTGCGCTCATGGCTGAGGCAATCGACCACCGCGAGGTCGGCCGGGAGCTGGCCAGCATGTCCGGGATCGAGCTCGACTCGATCGCCCCCCAGGACGCTCGTCTGTGGGAGGCCCGCGGCCACGCGCTTCAGGCGCTCGCTGCCGGCGACATGGACGCCGCACTGCGAACCATGGGCATGGCGTCCTCGCGGATCATGGACCGAGACGAAGCATGGGAGATCGCATCGAACGCGGTAGCCGTCCGGATCGCCGCCGGCTGGACGCGCGACATGCTGGTGAGCAGCACCGAGGCCGGCCGCGCGCCGTGTGGTCGCGGCTACTACCTGTTCTGCTCCGGGGCCATCGCGGTCTGCTACTTCCCGATGGTCTGCATCACCGGCATGAACGGCCGCGGCTATCACTTCCATATCGCCCAGGACCTGCTCAACGAGCGAGATCCCAGCCCCTACGCCATTCGTCGTCCGACCGTGCCGCAGCAACTGGAGATGTTCCGATGATCGCCGCTCCCGCATTCCGATATCACGGTGCGAAGTTCCGCATTTCCGGGTGGGTTCACCAGCATCTGCCAGCGCACCGCACCTACGTGGAGCCCTTCGGAGGTGCCGCAGGTGTGCTACTCACGAAGGCTCGCAGCTATGCCGAGGTCTACAACGACCTCGACGGGGATGTGGTGAACTTCTTCCGCGTCCTGCAGGACATAGCACAGCGCGAATCACTGGTAGAAGCCTGCCGGCTGACGCCCTATGCCCGCGCCGAGTTCGACCAGGCGTGGGAGCCGACTACAGATCCAGTGGAGCGCGCCCGCCGCTTGGTAGTGCGTGCGCAGATGGGTTTTGGTTCTGCTGGCGCGACGAAGGGGAAGACCGGGTTCCGCATCGACTCGCAACGTGCCTATGGCACCGCGCAGCATCACTGGTTGAAGTTCCCCGATGGTTTGGCCGCGATCGCGGAGCGCTTCAGCGGCGTCCTTATCGAGAACCGGCCGGCGATCGAGGTCATGCGGCAGCACGACACACCGCAGACGCTCCATTACGTCGACCCACCCTACGTGCACAGCACCCGGGTGATGCAGGCCGGGAAGGCTGGCTACTACAAGCACGAAATGGCCTTCGAGGATCACCAGGAGCTGCTGGCTGCGCTGCTCGCACTGCGTGGAATGGTTGTCGTCAGTGGATATCGAACGGAGCTGTACGACGACACATTGGCCGGATGGCAACGGGTCGAGACAACGGCGCGCATTAGCGCGGGACGTGGCAGGGCGACCCGCACTGAATGTCTATGGATTTCCCCCGCAGCCCAGGATTCTGGCCACCAGCACGGGCTGCCGCTGGAAGCAATCGCATGAACACCGCCACCGAGCAGCTGCGCGCTGCGCTGGCCACGAACTGAAGGAGGACAACATGACTACGAACAAGACGCGCGAGATCACTGTTGCGGAACTGCATGCCGACCTGCAACCAATCGAAGTCGTCGCAGTGCGCACCAGCTTGGGCCACTCGTCGATCTATCGCCGGGTGAAGGAAGGCACGTTCCCGAAGTCGTACAAGATCGGCGCACGTGCGGTATGGTTGAAAGAGGACATCGACCGTTTCATCGCTTCGATCACGAATCCACAGAATGTGGGTCAAAGTATGGGACGCGCGGCCTAG